TAAGCTATTTAATTTTTCCCTTTTTTCTCTCAGTTCTGAAAGTCCTGCTCTAGTCTTACCATAATTTTTGACATCTCCCGCAGCACCTTCCGTCATAGTGATAGTTCCGTCAGGGTTAACAACAGTAGTCTTCATCATAGTGTTAGGAACGTATCTGTTTACTGTTTCTCCGTTTTCTAACGTAGTCGTAGGGTTTTTAAGCACTTCAGATTTAGGAACTATCCTAGCGATTCCTTCCTCTAAGTCAAAGACGGCTTGGGTATCACCAGCTTTCATAAATTCGTATTCTTTTCTTGGGTCACTGCCAGGAAGAGTCAAGTATTCTTGCATTGATATTTGTTCAATCTTACCTTCAGGGGATTTAATAAAACCCATTGTCCTTGCGTTAGTTGCATCTACAAGGTTCACCGTGTACCCTGCTGCTATAAGATCAGGGTTTATTTTGTCGCCTGCTGCTGCTGCTTGAGTAGGAGTCATATCTTTGTATTCGTAAACAACACCTGATTTATCAGAGTTGTAGACAGGGATAGCGTATTGTCTAGGGTTCTCTTTTGTTTCTGAATATTTCTGTAAATTTAGTCCAGACCTTTGAAAAGCCATCGCTTCTTTATCCCCCATCAGTATAGGTTCATTGCTGATACTAGGCACTATGTATTGTCCAATATTACCGACACCGCCTTTAGTTCCTGACTGAGCTATCTTCATAGACTCTAGTCCTAAGTTAAACGAAGTCATCAATAAATCTTTAGCGTCTTTATTCCGTACTCTTTCTAGTTGTTTTTTAGTAGTTCCAAAACCAATCAAAGCTTTACCAAGACCTGCCATTCTAGACTCACCATCTTTAGAAGCGTTTAATAAAGCACTTGCTGCAGCAAGGTAAGGCATCCCTGAATCAGGAGTTCCTTCTAAAGAATCTTTATCTAGTCCCATAGTATCAGCAATGTATCCTTTAAAAAATTCAATCCTTTCTTCTAACCCTATCCCAGCGTTAGTAAAAACATCATTAAGCCCCATTTGAGTAGTCGCAAACTCTACGGATGCATTCTCTTTACTTAAATTATTGTCGTTGTTTTGTTCATCAAGTATTGAAAAAGCTTCTGTGTTCATTTCTTGAACTAAATTGGGAGTTTCTGAGTCCAGCCCAAAAACTTCATTTGCGTTCATAAGTATTTCAGCTTCTTGTTTTTGTAGCTCTGTGACAGCTTGGGGATTAACAGCAGCATACTCAGGGTTCATAGAAGAAATCACATCTGCACTAAAATTAACAGGTATTTCAGAAGTTAAATCTCTTTGGTCAAGATCTGGTTCTATCTGTAAAGACTCTACACCCTCAGGAGCAGGTGCTACAGGTGTTAATTCCGCACCCGTATAATTATTTATAACTTGTGCTACTTGAGCAGAAGATACTCCAGTTATCTGAGCAATTCGATCAATAGACGTACCAGTTCGACTAAGAGAAATAATAGTATCTTCAATTGATTGAGTTCCTAACGGTTGTTCACCTGTTTCAAAACCTGGAGGATTTGTTTGAGGGTCTACATAACCGCCCATTGGGTTTCCTTCTACCCCCATAATATTGGTAATGCCTGCGTCTGGGTATCCCATGTTAATTGCCATAATTATCCTGATGTAAGATTTTTATAAGTTCCGTATGCCGCAAGAGCAGTGCCTAGATTATCCATCATAGAGTCTGACCCTTGAGTAGTCTGGTAGTTGTTCAAACTAGTTTGTCCACCTAAAGCATTTATTAATGGACTAGTCTGCCCTATAGTTTGACCCAAAAGTTGTGAAGGTAGATTATACTGACCTACGAAATTTCCGTAATCTACATCTGCCATTCTTTGCTGCATTCCTCTTTGTTGTCCACCTAAAGTCATCAATCTATTAATGTCTTGGTTCTGTAGTCCATATTGTGCAGCTCCTAAATCAGCAAGTCCTCCTGCTGTTTGTCCTTGGAACTGTCCTAAACTTAAACCACCTCTTTGTAGATCTCTTCCGTAACCTCCGTAGACATTTGCCAATTGACTTCCTAAAGCTCCTACACCGCCAGCTACATTGCCGTAAATATTAGAAAGACCACTGCCTGCTCTTTGTGCCAGTTCTCTTTGGAGACCTGATTCTCCCATTGCGGCAGCTTGTGCTTGTTGAAAACCTTGTCCGTATAAACCACCAGCAACTTCTCCCATTGCTCTTTGTCCAGCTCTTTCAACCTCACCCACAGCCAGCCTTCCTCTGCTTCCGCCAAAAGCTCCAGAGCTTACAGCTCTGTCTCTAGCCCCCATTTTTCCTTGTTCGGTTTGTTCTCTTAGTCTACCTAGTGTTGTATCAACTACATTAGAAGTGTAAGGATTCATGTAATTGCTGGCACTGTTAGGGTCATAACCCCCTAACGATTGTGAGTACAGATTTGAAGCCATTTGAGGAACTTGCCCTAGTAACCCTAGACCTTGTCCTACTGTTTGCTGAGTGGCTCCTATGCCCTGATTAAAGAGACCTTCCATTTGACCTTGTCCACGCTGGGCTGTACCTGCTCCTTCCATCATCCCAGATTGTGCTGCATTAAAGTAAGGTTGATAAGAACCAACCCCTTGTCCAGCTAAGTTAAAGCCTTGTTGCTCCATATTGCTAAACGGAGCAGTACGCATACCTTGATAAGTGTACGGAGTTGCTCCAGGAACTCCCATTGTACTAAATTGATTAACTAAATTTTGATTAGCAAGAGGCATGACTCCAGGAACACCTGGACCGCCTCCCGCATAGAAATCTTGCATGTACCTAGTTGGTACACTTTTATTAACCTGTTGTACATATTGTTCTGTTGCCATTATGCTGCTCCTGTGTTGAAACTTGGGTACTGCATAAAATATTTCCTATTCAATACTTGTTCTGTTAATTTCTGTTGTAACTCTTCGCCTTCGTTGTTTAATTGTTTTGCGATCATGTGTCCTTTTTCTAAATCTCCCCCACCTAATCCCTGTACTGCGTCTGCTGTCAATACATGTTCATCTTCTGTGAGCATTGCTGGAATATTGTCGATAGGTGCTCCTCTAGAGTCGACTTGACCACCGTCTTGGTAACCTTTGATTGGTCCACCTTCATTAGCAAAAGTAGGGTACTGCATTTGATACTTACGTCTTTGTTCTTCAAGCATGTCTAGAAGTTGTTGTTCATTATTCTGCAACCCACCGACGCCACTTAAATTATTATAATTGCCCATTTGGTATTGTTGAGGTATGCCTGCTGTTGGAATAGTTGCTCCCCTTAAAGGTTGTGTTAAATATCGTTCTGAAGCTGGGTCTAAAAGTGCATTTGATCCTGGACCTTGCATTTGAGCTTGCTCCATCAAACCCATTTTATCTGCAGCCAACATTCCGACAGCTCCAACACCAACTTTATCAAGCATCCCTAAACTTTGGTAAGCACCTTCTTTTCCAAATAAATTCGCTGCTTGAGTACCTTCTACAGTACCGCCTCCAGGCAACATAGATGCACCACGTGCTCCTACGTTTTGAAAAAATGCACCGATTCCAGTTGCGTCAGCAGCAGCAGGAGTAGCTCCAAAACCGTAGACAGACTCAGCTGCGAATGGGTTTAAACTAGCAACACCTTGTTTAAGGTTTGCTCCGAAAGTAGCAGATGTGTTGTAAGTGCCAGGAGTCATTCCCGCACCCACAGCTACGCTTCCTACAACATAACCGCCTACCGCATCTTTTACTGCATCTTTTAAATCAAAATTACCTCTGCGAACTCCACCTCCTATAGCACTGCCTGCAGCAGCTCCTGCTGGTCCAGCTACGGCAAACCCAATAGCAGTCAACACTGGTTGTGCAATTTTTCTAAAAGCTTTACCTAGTTTTTTAAAAAAACCAAACTCAGGTAACCCTGTTTGTGGGTTTATTGAATTACTGGAGTGCCCGACTGTATATCTTTCTGGGTCTATTCCGTGTTTAGCAAAAGCTTGTTCTACTATTTTCTTAACTGCTGGGTCTTCTTTAACAGGAACAGGCAAAACTTGTTCACCAGTAGTGGTGTGACTTATGCTGTCGTCCCCCATTCTGCCTAAAGAAGCTAAACCCTGTGCGTTCATTGCCATAGTATATACTCCTTTCTGTTATTCAAGCAACTCATTTCTTTACTTGTCTTCTTTAGAGTGTGAAGCACCGAAGTAAAAACTAATTATAGCAGAAGCTAAACCACCTAAATAACCTAGGACTAGGTTAATCAAAGCCTCACTGTTTTGCTCTGGTGGTTGTAAAGTAACAAGAAAAATATAACCCATAAATCCTCCTACTACAAAAAGACCCATTATCCTAGCTGTCCAGTCTTTACTGAATTTTCCTCTAGCATCTTGTATGTCTGCAGTTTCTAACTTAAACACATCAACACTAAGCTCTTTCATCTGTAGTTCGAAAGCTTGTTCTGCTTTTTTAAGTTCAAGCATTTGCTCAGGGGTAGCTTCTTGTATTGCTTTATCAATAGCTTTAGGGGTATTGGGAACACCTAACACTTCTGAAATCATTTTAGCTGCCATACCTCCCATTGGTCCACCTAATGCTGAACCAAGTGTAGGGGCAACAGCACCTACAACACTTTTTAATAATCCACCTATTTTCATGATTCCTCCTTTGGAACAAATAAACCTTTTTCTATTAATAAAGCACGGTTTGCCATGTGCGCTTCTTCCACTAATGTTTTGTTTTCTGCATTATATTTAACTGCGTGACATTCTTTTATCATTAATTCGTTCACGTTACGCATAGATCCTTTTTCAAACTCAACCCAGACATCTGCTATTATTCTGCCAAATTTTCCTCTTGAGTCTTTTAATCTTGTTTTTAATACAACTTTTTTCCCTTTAATACATTCTTGAAGAAAAGCTTTGGCAAGCTTACCTCGTGCTTTTTCATCCAAGTCACGAGTCCTCGACTCGGGAGTATCAATCCCACCCAAACGAACCCTAGAAGAATACAGGATATCAAAGCCGAGGTCAAGAATAACATCCATAGTGTCACCATCAACCACCCTTTTAACTTCGCAACTATATTCGTACATGTTAACAATTCCAATCTCTGCGTGCCCAGTAGTTTGCACTACATCGGTCACTTTTTATTCCACCACTTCTAGCACAATAACTAGCTTTCCTACTTTTATCGCCTGGATGTTTACCCATTTTTTTATCTCCGAAAGTTATACGTTTCACTCGACCACCGTCACTACTACACCCTTTTACGAATACTTCTTTACGTTTCTTACCGTAACCGCCAGCACCTTTAGGGATAGCTCTTGGTGAATTAAGTGTTACTGTTTTGCCTTGCCACTCTGCCATTACTTGCCTCCTTTTTTCATTCTTTCAGCTAACCGTTTAGCCCTGTCTCCTACTTGAGTTGCCCATTTACTGTCGAGCATCTCTTCTGCAGCCTCTCCCCATTTCCCTGCTTTCAAAGCCAGTAAGAAATTTTTAAAGTTACTGAGTCTAGGATAACCTAAATTAAAGCACATGTTTGCTAAAACACGTTGTCTATTATCATCTAAGTTCTGCCACCAAGGCATGTTCCTGTCTAATTCGTCACAAACATTATCTATATCATCACTTAAACATTTCAATATTCTTTCTTCTGACACAGGTGTACCAACAGACATTTTAAATTCAACATCTGTACTTAAAACTAAATGACCTACCCCTAGTG